CTTATGAAATAGTATGCGGACATGATCCTTATTGGACATATGACGATGTGACACTCACGGATGAGGAATTTGCTCTCTACAAGGCAGGAAATGACCACCACAGCTTACGTAGTAATTGAGCTCGAGCACATTAAAGAGATGGCTAAGAATGTGAATTCTTACTTAAATGCATCATGCCAGTACAAAAAACCTTTGAGAATCCATCGAATGCATTTCTTTCCTAAAATGAACGGTACCAAAATTCTAGCTTTTGTCGAATATGACGAGGAGTAAATCTTATGGCAGCAGTAATGCCCACCCCAGTACCACCGAGGTTTCGGCCGCTTTCAGCATCGTGGCCATGGTCGCAGACTACGATTAGCACAAATCCCTCTGTTCCTAGCGTTTATTATCCACAAGGACCATATGGAAAATGATAATCCAGAATATATCTTGAAAGATGATTCCTATATCTTCGATGAGGCTGAAGATAAATGGGCTGAAGCTTATGTAAGTCAGACGGGGAAATCATTTTTTGTGGTCACAAAATGGGGCAAAAAAATGGCTGGTATGTATTTTAGATATCCCACCTCTGAACTCGAGCCATTAAAAATGTATGAAGATAACTTTACTCGTGCTGCATGTTTAGGAATGTCACATTTAGAGGATTATGTTACAGAACGAGAAGAACAAAAAAGATCAGGATTAGCATGTCAGATAAACACATCGAAGAAATGATAGAGCGCCGCTGGCCTTTCCTTATTCCAACGAACCACATCAACGCTGAACAAGCTAAGTTCGCAGAGGATCTGAAAGCATTCGTCATTGAAATGATCAGCAATATGGAACAAACCAACCGACGTCTTTATGTTCTCGAGAGTAAGCGTGACTAAGTCCTTTTGCAAAAATTGCATTCTCGAGTTGAAAGGGAAGGTTTATTCTCGATCTCCCTACAAATATGCTAGAGGAATATGCACCTGGTGTAAAGCATCAAAGAAGTTGATAAAGTCCGAATATATTTTCTGGCCTATAGGAAGCAAATTTAAAGATACCGAGGTAATATGGCAGCAACAGTCCCTATCCCGAAGATTATCCCGATAGCGCCGTTCTGGTTCGAAAACATCCAAGTCTGCTCATATTTCTACACAACTCCAGGACCACAGTATCCTCGAGGACCAAACCCACGATGAAATCTAATGAACAAAAGCTCTGGACACAAATCGCTCAAGCACTTTATCCGCAGTGCCCGGATATTTCTGCAAAGATAGTGGAATTCAAGAATAGCGAACTATGTAAAGGGTTCACACTACGCTCTAAAGGATCTATCCTAAAACTATCAGCTAATGGTATGAATAAGAAAAATCGTCCCGCAGGTGGGACACATGTAATTTTACAAGAGGAAATACGACATGAGAAAGATGAAGTTTTTACTGGCTATGCTTGCTCTGATGGGTCCTGTAACTCTGTTTGCAACCCCTTATCAAGTTCCAAAGACTAAAGAGCAAAAGATGCTCGAAGATATTGCAAAACATCAAGAATCATTACATAAAGAGATTCAAGATCTCGCTCTCAAGATGAAACAGATGGAAAGGCGTCTAGAGACTGTCGAGAAAGGCAAACCTCGAACTTTCTGCGTTGTCTAAAATGTTTCACCATGATATCGTAAAATTATATGGATCGTAGCCATATCGTGAGCTTTGGTCTCAATCTCTCGCAAGACACAGTGAGACTAGGTTGTGAGTATTCCTTGGTCGTAAAAAAACTCTTAGCTTCGTGAGAACTTTATCTCGCGGGATAGTGAATACTTATCCTAATACCAGTATTTAGGCACCATGCAGCCTGTTGACGACAACTAAGCATGGACGTTTTCGCAGCATTAGTAGTGGTAGAGCCTATAGTTTTCAAAGTTTTCTGTATGGTTCGCTGGTTCGATTCCAGCATGCTGCATTAATCCAAGTATCATTATGACACATGTTCAATATATTCCTAATCCACCGGCTGTATGGCGACAAGATAGACAATTTCCTTGGTGGCTTCCGCTTAAAGTATGGTATCCCAAATGACCCTCCACGCTGATCTTTATGATGATGTTTATTGGTTCGAAAAGATGGAAGGCAAGTGGTGCATAGTCTATCAGTCGAAATCGGGAATGAATTTTTTGGTGCGCGCTCATTGGGGTGCTAAGAACATTGAGAAATATATAAGCATCTCTCTAGAAGAAGTCTTTGAACGCAAAGAGCATGGCAATAGCATATTCACTGAGGCAGCATTATTAGCTATGCGAGTCTTAGAAAAGGAACTCGAATGCGAGAAATAGCCTATGTCTGTTAATAGTAATTATGTTGCACAAATAAAAGATGAGTAACTATGGCACAGACAGTCTCTATTCCCATGCCACTTCCACCAAATGATCGCTCCTATCCACGCACTCAATGGCCAACGCCATGGGGAACGCCTGTAAACTATCCTGCAACTAATGCCCCTACGAGGTAAAAATGCAATGTAAAGCCGCTTTACAATCAATCATCATTACACTGCTTCTATCAGCATGCAATCCAGCTGAAGTTGCTCTCATAGAGACTGCAACCGAAGATGCTGTGCAAATTGAACGCAATGTATTCAATCCGCAAGCATTGCCAGATCCCCAACCTGCTACTATCATCATAAAACCAAATCCCCCACCACAGGCACCTTAATGGACAAGAAAATCAAAGACGCCCAGAAGAAAATCGAAAAGACTGAGAAGAAACAGTTTCGCGGATTGCTTAAAGAAGATCATAAGCTGGATGCAGAACGCGATCGTTGCGAAGAGAAGGTCAAGAAGCTTGAGAAGAAGAAATGATCCCCGCGTTTTCCTGGAAAGACTATTCTGAATAAAGAGCATATTAAAGAATGACCTGGTACGACGTCGACATAAAAAAGCCTGATAAACCTGGACTTTATGAACTTGAAAGCTCAAGAAATAAATATGCTATCGCTTATTGGAATGGCGAGGACTGGTTTATACACTGGCTTGGAATATATGGGCCTTTCTGGCCACAATCATGGTCTGATCGTGAAATTACTGACTTGGCAACATACAAATATAAGCAATAAGTTCTAAGCCTACTTCATTTTAAACAATAAGTTAGACAGCATATAGCCTCTTGACTACAATCACGGCTTACTCTAAGAGGCAAAAATCATGTCCAATCCCATGTCAAATTATTCTGCCGATGCAGCAGATTTTCTGAATGATTATCGCAAGAAATCCGTCTCTCAAGCCATTGAAGACCATCAAGACATCATAAAAGACTTCGGAGAGCAATATGAGCGTGCTTATCAGCTTCTGAATACTTTTCAAGCGGAAGCCTATCGTGATCAGTCGATGTTCTTAGGATATCAATGGAGCCTTGAGGAGATAAGTTACCTCAACAATCAGCGTAGAAATTCTTTCACATATAATATCTGTAGACGCTACGTAAACCTAATTGATGGTATCCAGAGGCAGAATCGCCTTGCCACCATCTACACACCGATTGAAGATGCATCCGACAAAACAGCCGAGCTATTAAGTGATGTAGGTCAGTATATAATGCAGTATGCTGGAGGCTATGAAAAGCTCTCGGATTGCTTCAAAAGCGCTCTAATCACAGGTATAAGCTGGATTTGGCCTTACCTTGACTATAGAGACGATCCCGTAAATGGCGATGTAAAGTTTCATGAGTCTTATTGGAACGATACGATGTGGGATCCCTACTTCTACAGAACGGATCTTTCTGACTGCTCTTTTGTAGCCCGACGTAAATACCTTGCAAGAACTGAAGTTATTTCACTACTTCCTGACAAAGCTGACATCATCGATTCCCTTCCATATGGCACCCGCGATGATAAATTCACGTACATGCCCTGGGCAAGAACCTGGAGTATGCAGAAGCTTCTGAACTACACCGAATACTGGCGCAAAGTCTGGAAAATGAAAGACGTCTTGGTTGATATGGAGTCAGGTGAAACAACTGAATGGACGGGCGATAAAGCACGTCTACGCATAATCCAAGCGATGATGCCTAATATCAAGCTCATTAGAAAGCCTGTGCGAACTGTAGAGCTCGGAATCATCGTTGAAGGCGAGCTTCTTTACTATGGCGAAGATCCCTTTGGCCTGAATGATTACCCTTGCGTGCCCATCTTCGGGGGTGAATATCAGCCCTCCTTCGATCTTTATACCTATAAGCTATGCGGTGTGATACGATTTATCCGCGATCCTCAAGTAGAATTGAATAAACGTATATCAAAGCTCACCGATATTTATGACTCGCAACTCAATTCAGGATACAAAGCTAAGACTGGCGCCGTCACCAACCCTTCCAGTCTCTTTAAATCAGGACAAGGTCAGGTGCTTTTTATCAAACCTGAAGCCTCCATGGATGACGTGCAGCGACTCGATGCACCCTCGGTACCCCCTGATCATTTTCAGCTCGCCGAGATGTTTCAGAAGCTCACAAGCGATATCATGGGTGTCAGTACTGAAATGTTTGGCATACCTGAGAACGAAAAAATCGAAACGGCAGCTATGCTTGCCAAAATGCGACAATCTGCTGGCCTGGTCAATCTGCGTGGAACCTTTGACAAGCTTGCAGAAAGCCAAAAAATCCTTGGAGACAAAGTCCTCACGCTCATGCAAAAGAACTACTCGCCTGAAAAAGTCAAAGCCATCACCAAAAAAGATCCTACAGATGAGTTTTATTCAGGAAACTGGGCAAGATACAACGTTGTTGTTGAGCAAGGCCTCTTAACCGAGACACAGCGCCAAAGCCAGTACCTACAGCTAGTCACCCTCCGTCAGATGGAAGTAATCGGCCCTGAAGCGAATCCGCTCATCATCAAGAACAGCAACCTACATGGCAAAGAAGAGCTTAACAAGATCCTCGATGCAAAAGCTGATCAGGAACAGCAAATCATGGCTCGTCAGACAGAGCTCGAGCAGAATAAGCTACGCCTCATAGCAGATGGCATAGAGTCTAAAGCACATTCAGATCAAGCTCTAGCTATGGAAAGACTCGCTACAATCAACCTCAAGAACGCTGAGAATGCAGAGCGCATCCAGAAAGCAGAGACAGATCGCTCAGCAGCAGAACTCAATGTGATCAAGGCTCTAAAGGAGCTTCAGGGGATGGATTTGGGGCAGATTCAGCAGAAGATTGATATGCTGAAGGCGATTCACGAGATGGATATGGGGATTCATGAGAAGGCGATTGCTCATCGAGAGCTAGATTTACAGGAACGACAGGCGATGCAGCAACCAATGAACTCCCAAACTCCTGTTTCATAAATAAATCTATATCATCTTCAGGAGACTCAGGCAAAGGAACAGGGCTGAAGTGAAACCCGCCATCAGTTTCATGAAAATTACTTCCCTGAGAGTGAGGTTTCCAACCATCGATAGGGCATTTGATGTAGAGTATCCATTCAGTCATTTATCAGTCTCCATTCACCTTGAGCTCATTTTTTTTGTTCATTGAAAAACAATTCTTTTAGATCTAGACATAATTTGCATAATTCCTGTGGATTTTCACATTCATTTATTGAAATTGCATAAATTAAAAGATAATACAAACTATTTAATTCATAACTAGCAATAGTGATATTTCCTTCACGCAGCCATTCAAAAACATGATGCATTTTTCTTTTAAGAGTATTTTCATCAATCATATAAAGTTTTAGGTCTTCTTGTTCAGTCATTCAATGC